AAGTTCAGATTCATCATCGAGCCGCTTTCTCTCACCAGCAGCGAGATCCATAGCAAGATCTGCATCAAAACTACTAGGCGTGGTAGTGGGTGGGGTAAGAGGTTTTAACTCAACAATAGGTTTCTTCGGAGGTGTCCGATCAACCCAAATTGGTGAACCACGCTTAGACGCAACAAACAAATCTCCCATGCGACAATGAGGAGGCAAAGGAAAACTGGAATATCGCCCCCAACCAACTCGCTGAGTTATCTTAGACAACAACTCATTCGTGGGACACTCATACTCATCAAGCATGAATCTAGCACGTACCACAAGGTAATCATAAGCGCCTTCGGGTGGTATTTTAATACCTTCAGCACTCCAAGCCGCTTGTGAAAACTTACTCTTGAACTCGACTTTGTTCTCCTTCTTGGCAAGGACAAAGTCATGCTCAGATCGATTCGGGGCTGATTGCGAAACCGCATCCGTATCATCAAAAAGATCCTTATGTTCCTCCTCCACGACTGGAGCATCAAGGACAGGACCTTCAATCGACTCAAGTGACGCAATATCACCATCCATACGTTGAATCAAAGCTTCAATAGTCGCAAGTTCGGCATTAAATGCCATCTTCTTAGCGGTAAGCAAAGCTTTAACTTTAACAACCACCTGGTCAAAAGTGTCGTAACCGCGACTCTTTTTAACCACAACACGACCACCGGTAAAATCCACCAAATACGGGTAGAACCGCAAATGAGGATATGTACTAGCTTCCTTCGGGGACAAAGCAGCGAGCTTCTTCTTATCAAGAAGCCCACCGTCAGCAACAAAACGTCCATCAAGGGTGACCCACCAGGAGATAAAACGACGTTTGAACGCCATTTGATTAACACCACCAAAGTGAGATTCCCACTCCTTATTGGTAGTCAAACAATACAACTCCGACGTAAACATAGTCCCCTTCTCACGAAGGGAGGCCATTGGAACCGTCATGGGGGTGCTAGATATAGCACGAATTGCCATGTCGGCTTGGAGGGTAGTGTCCCTCTCATTACTACCGAAGTCATCGTTGACGACAGCAAACTGCCCATCATAATTATCCCAATGATCAAGTTCTTTGACCATAGAATACATACGATCCCCTTCCGGCAAGTTAGGACGCAAGGCGGCAAAGAAACCTTTAAGCATAAAGGATTTTCCGATACCAGGGTTGCCACAAAAGGCGACTCCAGTAGCTTCTGGCACTGCACATTTAGCCAGTTTAGTCTTACAATTTTCGTAATACTCCTTAGCATCACGAAGCAACTTAGTGCACTTATTCTCAATAAGTGTACGTTCAGCCCGAGTACGTTGAAACTCGAGATAAAATACAGACTCCAAGTTATCATAAGCTCTAACAAAGCGAATGATAAACTTGGAGTCATCCATACTAGTACGGACGAGCAACATACAAGCTGTCAACTCATCAACAGCTTCATGAACGCGGTCAGGATAATGACCAAATGGGTGTACATAACCCATTTTGATGCAAAAATCCATCACACAAGTGGGTAGAAGAGTCAACAAACAGTCGACACCTTCAAATCCAATTCCAATGGCTTTCTCAAGTTGAGGTACAATCTTGAGAGCAGATGAAAAACTTTTAGGTCCGAGCAACTCGGACGGCAAAAAAGTCATCATTGCAAGGGCCAACAAAGAACTAGCACCGCCAGCCTGGCTCACGACATTTTCGTCCTTCTCCTCATCGCTCGTGAACGGAGAAGAAATCCATGTCGTGAGCCCTCCAACAAGAGACTTCAAAATCTCCCAGGCGGACCCAAACAATTCAAATCCCGCTTCGGCTAAAACACCGAAAGCTGAGATTAAGGTCTCCACGATATTATTGATTGCGACACGACACATCACAACCAAGAAAATCACGGCGACAACTCGTGCGTTCTCCTTATTAAAGAGAAAATCACGAGTCCAACCAAGAGCGCTCTTAACGCTCTCAAACGCACCAACAACGGCAGACAAAGTTTTGGATACGAGTCCAGAACTCTCCGACACCGACGATACAGCGGAAGCCAAACGACTAGAAAAGCCGCCAGACATCCAATTAGCGAGCTTGGCCATACGGCCAGGCTCAGATGAACCACCCTTCTCGGGTGAAACATCATCACCATGAGCCTGACTTTCAGCAACTTCTTCCTCGAAGCTGCTAAAAGAGGCCATGGCACATAAAAACGATCTCACGACAGCAGGATCACTGCTATCGACATCTAAAGCATTCGCCCAATAATTTAGGCGACACGCAGCAAAACGCGCATTAGCAACGCAAGACTCCACAACTCCATGTTCATGATCAAG